GTGGTTAATACTTTCAACAGGAACACCACCAAACGGTGCCCGAGTCGTATGCGTGTAAGCGTGCGGGGACCCCCGCATTGACTTACGACACCCTGTGGTGCCGGCGATATGCCGACATCTCAGGGAATTATGCCGAAGAGCTTCATTAAGCCCTTCGTGCATGACACTGGTTCTTCGCGGCGTATGCCACGAATAGCAGATGAGCTAGCGCTGCGAAATTGATTCGTAGTACTGGCCCTAAATTCCCTAAATCCCGCTGTGGAATTAGGTAATTTTCGGGGAATCATTTCGTAGTTACGAAATACTTCCCTGATACGCTCCTGCTCCATCTTTTGCTGGCGCAGCAGTTCTTTAGCTCGGCGCGAATGTACACTCGCCTCGATCTGTTGTCGAATGGCTGGGTTTTTGAAACTCAGCGTTCGATTGTAGCCCTGAACCGGTGCTACAGAGGGTTTGGGGGACGATTTCGTCTCCTTTTGCCCATTGAGCCAATTGAAGGTTAAACCTGGAATTATCTCGACGGCACGCCGATTCCCACTTTGGGAACCGACGGGTCCTAGTGCGTCCGGCATCTCTGTTACCGGATCGACTATGGTGGGGTCTATTGGATATTCTTCCAATAGCCTCGCCAGCGGCCCTTTCTCGGAAGGGCCTGGGCCCTCTTCCTCGGAATCTTCCGAGGGAGTGGGCAACGCAGGCTTCAACGCCTGCTTCCGCAGCATCGAACGAATCTCGTTCGATACTACGGTTCCGGAGTATCCAAAAATCTTTTCTTGGAATCCCGGATCGGAAAATCGTTCTCCGACTGTACGCACCAGGATGTTGACCAGATGCAGTACAGGTTTCGTAAGAGGGTCCCCCATGAGGACACCCTTGCGAAGCATTACAAAGTTGGGTGTCGTGAATGGACTATCACGATCCCACTTTTCGCCGTACGAGGACATTGGACCTCGTGCTTCGAATACGATTGGACGCGGCTTATAGCAAGTCGTGTTCACAATCATCTGGAGGATAGGTGGGATTCCGCACTTATTCATCCAGTAGCGAGATATCATCGAGGCAACCTCGTGATTCATCGCGTCTGTCGCGTTCTCGTAATCTGTCGAGGACATGAAGACATCACGGTAGACGGTAGTTCGTACCTTCTCACCGCTGCTCGTTGTATTTGTCTCCTCGCTTAAGGGATCAAATACAATTTCTTTCCCAGCCTCCGTAAAGGAGTCTTTGAAAGAGTTCCACGCGTGGGAGGCTTTCGCCATCCCGCTGGAAGAAGACTTGATCTTGGTCAACGGCCAAGAACAAATCTTATTGACTACGTCCAGCACTATTTTCAGTGCTGCCGAGCCCTTAGTGACTGTCCTGGCTTTGCCGGGCTCAGACACCATTACAAGTGCAGCCATGTTAATTTCTTCAGGGCTGCTCTTGAGCACGATATTCAGGCAAGCCCAGAATATGTACGTGCCGGTATCATCCGGGGAGTATGTTTGCTCCCCGGTGATAGCACCGCTAAAGAGGTCCCGTATTGGCACGGTCTCTCCTATAGCTCCCAAGTGGACTATCTCGCTGATAGCCTCTATGGTCCCTCCTTCCTGCTGAGTTTTCTCCCAGCAGGAGGAGATTGTAACAGTAACACGTGCCTTAGTATCAAGACCCGTGAATACTGACTGATCAAGCGTCTCATCATAAGACGCTATGGCAGCTCTAATCACCGCTTTCTCCGAGCCCGTTAAGGGCGGAGGCGGGATAGATACAGTCTTAATGAATTTCCTTTTAGACTGCATCTTCACAATATCGGGCGGCGTACCTGCCGCACGAGTTTGTGATAAGAGACCGTCCACCTGTGCCAGGCGGAACGGCTTCTCAAATGAACGTGTGTATCGCCATACCGGCAACCAATCGTTCAACCAACGAGGTACGGACAACTGCTCTACCTTGTTGGAAAGGAAATTCTCAAGCTGGTTACGGTTTGAGAGATCCTTAAAGCGCTTGCGGAGCTTCTTTAGCTCCGTGTAACGCATAACGAGGTCGTGATATCCAACTGATATCTCGCCGTCGTAGAATTCATCGCCGAGCATGGCGCTGATATTCTTGAGAGTGAACAGGTCATACTTGTGCCATGTCCACTTCTCTTCGGGTACCGACATATATCTCTGTATGAAGATCCCGTCAACCGTGCGTAGGAGCTCTATGAACCTCTTCGCACGATGGGTAGTACTCCTCGGACTTGGATCCGAGTAGACTTCCTTTCGAGTTTTGCGTGACCACAACGGGTCACCCAATCCTTGCAGCAGGTGGCTGATCCGTTGGATCAGTACCGCTGACCAGTGACGAACGGACTTTGCCCGTTCGATACTGGTGCGCGATGCGCTTTCGCCGTCAACCCTCAATGGACGGATGACTGCGATCTCTGCAAGCTTACGTCCCCAGAACGTATGCTTGAGAATCAGGTGCATTTTCTGTGCAACCTGTGGAATTTCATGGAACCGAAATGTGTTCTTGATCTTCCTCCCTGCTAGCTCCTCGTCGAGGAGATAGGCAGGTAGCTTGTCCTGGAGGCGAATCCCGTCTCCTGGCCAAACAGTGGTCTCCGGGGGTTTCATCCCAAGGAGATCCGCAAGTGTCCTGCCCGCTATCACAGCGAACGGGTTTTCACTATACTGCAACCGGTACCCGTGTTTTGGGTCCGCGCTGTAGTCAGAGTTGGGGCGGGGAATTTCTTCCTTCCAACTTTTCTTCGTGACCATCGATTGCAGATCGTCATCGAAGTACTTGATATTGTGTTGCATCAACCCAAGGTCAAGTTCGGGGATAAGCTCGTGAATTTCGTTCACGACCTTATCAACGCGTTGGGATTCCACTGGAATCCCGCTGCGTAACGCAACTCCCAACTTCTTTTTGAGGGTGGGGTTACGTGTTCCGCGCATCGCAAGTACACTTGGCACTTGCTTTGTCGCATAGACGTGCGTCCCCTCTACGAAGGGCCGCAAGTCTGTTGGAATGTCAGGATTGCTCCTGTCAAACCAAGTGGTGAACCGCAAATCCTCTGAGATCTGCGGTGGCACCGGTGGCACTGACGTCAAACATTTTCCGTCAGCGTCCA